TTGGACGGGCCGCTTTTCAAATTCATGGCAAATAAAAGGGCCTCAGGGGCAGTTGGTCAAGGGCGATGGAGGTACCGGAGATCCTCGCCCACTGAGATTTATTGAAGGCCCTTTTACGGGGCCACAGACAGTGGCTACTTTATTTAGAACAAATATTTTTAAGGACAAAGTCGTCTTTACTATTTCAAATTTCTCTCCTCATGCCGCAGAAGCTATTGATGCCGTTGAGCACGACAGAAACTACTATCAAAGAGGATGGGACATCTCTCCTGATGGTCCCGAGACCAGTCAAGGACGAGCGAATTTCGATTTTGTAGATTCCGGGCGCAAACGATCTAGTACACGAGGGGATATTGGTGGCGGTGATCCCCGTAGTGTGTCGAGTCGGACTGCCCCGTTGGACTGGTACGCAACTTTTGCTGAGGGAGGGCGCCTGGATAAAGCTATTAAGATTGAGATGGATGCCGCACTGCGCAGGAAGTTCAGATGAACTATCAAGCAATCCGCGCTGCTGTCGAGTCGCCGCTACTCACTGCCTTCAATAATCTCGACCCAGCAGTACCCGTCTATTTTGACAACATCACTGCCGTCCCACCCAACACAACGACCGAGTACGTACGTGTAAACGTGACGTTCGGTATTACAAATGAACCAACACTTGTGACCAGCGTTGACAACGTGCGTGGAGCGATTGTCATCCGCGTTTTCACCGAAAAAGGCCGTGGTCCAGCCCGCAACCAGCAGCTAATCAACACCGCCGTTACTGTATTAAACACACTTAACGACACAGGAAAACCATCTACTGGGGTATTTTTTAGAGTAGGAGACATTAACGGTCCATCTTTTTCTGCAACAGATCAATCGCCTCACTTTGTGGGTAGGATTGACACAGGATATGTTGCAACGGACCTGTCATAAATAGGGGCTAACCTGTAAGAAGCCGGGCAGTGCCCGCGACACTCCCCATTGTTAGGTTTTCTCATGGCAACCGTCCTGTCGGGCACCTCCGGCGCCCTCTACTACAAACCAGCCGGAACTTCTGTCACCACCCTCACCGCCTCCGCTTTCCCCTCATCCGGTAGCGACATCACCGTCGGCTCCTACCTGGGTTTCCGCGTCAACGATCCTGTCACTCTGGCCTATCCCGGTGGAGCGACCACTACTGGCGCGATTGCTGCTGGTGACTACTACGTGTTGACCTATGTCGAGTCAACAGGTGTGATGACCGTTAGTTCCACTGTCGGGGGTTCCGCAGAGTCAGCAAGTGCTGCACCAACGGGCTTCGGTTCCGACTTCGCCAGCATCACTTATACGGCTGCTGAAGTTGTCGGTCAGGTGCGTGATTGGAGTTTTGAGATCACTCGTAGCGAGATCGATGTTACGACTATCGGTCAAACTGTTACCGGCACTGCTCCTTTCCGGGCTTATATCCCTGGCTTTGCTGACGGTTCCGGCTCGGCCACCGTCTATACCACCGACGACGACAGTCTGCTCTCCAGCCGTCTGATTGAAGACGTGATCCAGCGCGAGCAGAACGGTGCAACGATGAAGCTCTACATCGACCGCATCATGAGCGGCGCAAGTGTGGACGACACCGCCAGCCGTTCCATCGAAGTTCCCGTCATCCTGACTTCTGCCAGCCTGAACGTGAACCCCGACGATGGCCAAAGCGTGGCTATCAACTTCCGCCCCAGCTCCGCCCCGAGCTTCGACTTCACCAAATCCTGATAGTCTGATACAAGCAGATGTACTGAGCCCCGGCAATGCTGGGGCTTTTTTATTGTTCTTCGCTACAGTACAAACACATACATTTGTATTCCATGCCGGTCCCAGTTCGCGCGATTGACCGCCTCCGCAAAGCCGCGAATCTCGAACCAGCCAAGAAAGTTGTAGAACTTTCCGACGGCACCACATTTGAAATGTGGGTCACCCCTTTGACGATGGCCGAACGCGAACGCGCCCAACGCCAAGCCAAATCCGATGATGCTGGTGCGTTTGCCCTCCAACTCCTAATTTCAAAGGCTCTAGACGAGAACGGCAAGAAGCTTTTTGCCGCTGGTGAGATTGACATCCTTAAAAACGAAGTCAAGGACAAAGATCTCCAGTCCTTGATGCTCGCCATCCTTAGCGAGGATGAGAACGCTGAGGAGATGGACCCAAACTCCTAAGCGCGGAACTTCGCAAAGACAACTGGCTCATGCTCCAATTTGGCGTCGCCAAAGAACTGGGCATGAGCCTGTCCGAAGTCCGCACCACAATGACCCCCGAAGAACTCCTTGGCTGGAGCGCCTACTTCAAGATCCTCAACGAGGACCAAGAAAAGGAGATGGAGAAAGCTCGCCGCCGTCGGTAAACTAAAGTTAGTTACTGTGCGAAGTCGTGGCTTACCAGAGCGAAATCGAGCTTCGCGTAAAAGTACTAGACAAGGAATTAGACGAGTTAGAAAGACGCCTAAAAAATATACAAAACCCTTTTGATGTATCCGGAAAGCGTAAACGTACACCGGCCCAAGCAGCAGCCGTTAGAAGCCAGATAGCTGAGGCGGACCTAATACGACGATCTATTGAAGATTTGGACCGACTTCGTGAGGCGAAGGCGGAGAAAAGATTGCGCACCAATATTAGACGTGTGCGCTATTTACGGAGCCAACGTATTGCAGCAGTTAGACAAGTAGAAAGGGCGGAAGACCAGCTAGCTAAAAAACGTAGAGACGCAGTGGGTAGCGGCATTATCGGTGGTGCGTTCCCACTTCTGTTCGGTCAAGGCGCAGGCGCTGCAGTGGGCGGCGGCTTGGGTGGTGCGGCTGGCGGTCTAATAGGCGGCCAGTTCGGTTTCGGCCTCTCCTTGGTTGGTACGGCACTTGGTACTGCTGTCGATACGTTTGTCACCAACACTGCAAAAATAGCCGATTCACTAGGCGATCCAACCGCAGCTTTAGACGCACTAGAGGAAAGCGGAATAAAGGTAGATAAAGCCCTTAAAGATAACGTTAAAAATTTAGTAGAGACCGGCGAAGCATACGCCGCTCAAAGCCTTGTTTTGGAAGAGATAAATAAAAATTTGGGTCCAGAAGCAGTTGATTTACTATCTGCTTACGATGCGGAGACACAGAAATTAAACGACCTATACCAACAACTTTCGCGTGAGCTTAACGCGCAGTTGTTGCCAGCGCTTGTTGGTACTGTGGTGGTATTTAGGCAACTAACCAAATCTATTACAGATTTCTTTGAATCACCTTTTGGTCAGGGATTTTTGAAAGGTATTACTATAAACCCGAATACCTTCTTGGCGGTAAAACAGTTTGAATTTCTTACACAAACGGGCCGAGAGGCTGCCGCTCAACAGGCTGGAAGAGTTATTCCACTCGACCCTAGTGTCAAACGGGAACAGGAAGAAATTATAGAGAGACGAAACAAAGCCATTAGAAGAGAGCAGATTGCGCATGAAAGGCAGTTAGCTAGGTTAGAAAAAGACCGTGTAAGGTCACAGCAAAAAGCCCTACAAGATCGTCGTAAAGTTTTATTAGACTTATTGAGTCTAGAGCAAAAGATAAATGATCTTACCCTGGAACGCATTAGGGAAGAAGGCCGCAGATTGGAAAAGCAAAGACAGAGCGAAGTAGACTTGTATAAAACACGGATACAATTTGAACGAGAAAAAATGCGTAGAATTAGTGAGGTTGAAGACCCTCTGGTAGCCGTAAATAAAAGGTTACAAAGCCTTGAAAAAATTAATGAAGCAGAAGAAGCTTTATTCGCCTTAGAGAGATCCAGAGCAGAACTTGAAGCGGAAAGAGCTAACCCAGCAACGCTTGCTAATGTTATAGAAATGTACACTAAACTTAGCAAGCTCCGCGAAGATGAATATTTAGCAGAGAAACAGGCACTAGAAGCTAGTAAAGAGCGTTTAATGATTTATGGGACCATGGCAAGTCTTAGCGCGGCAGCAGGGTTCCAAGTTTCGGGTGATCCACGTGGTGCATTTGTACCCAAGGATGCTGCAGGAATCCTTAAAGGCATAGCTGGACCTTCCTTTGAAGACGGCGCAGAGCTTAATGCGATCGTCAAGCAAGAAGTTGCCCTGGAACGTGTCCTAGAGAAGTACCAAGAAATTGGGCAAGCCGCTCAACTTACCAGCGAGCTTGTCACGACCGGCTTCCAGGACATGCTGACCGGAACCAAGAGTGCTGAAGAAGTGTTTGCCAATTTCCTGAGGAATTTAGCCGAGATGCTCATTAAGACAGCCCAACAAATGATTGCCCAGTACATCGCAATCGGAATCGCCCGTGCGTTTGCCTTAGGGAAATCCCCAGCTGTCGGCACCCGAGCAAGCGACTTCAACCTCACGGGTTTTGGTCCTTTAGACGACATCGGCATTGCAGGGTTTGCAAATGGCGGAAATCCTCCGGTGGGACGCCCCTCAATCGTTGGCGAGCGCGGCCCAGAACTGTTCGTTCCAAGTAATTCAGGGACCATTGTTCCAAACCACGCCCTTGGCGGTGACGTTAATGTGGTTGTAAACGTCACTGAGACACAGACCGACACCCGAGGTAACGGTGCCCGCGCCAACCAAGTGGGTAATGCCCTCGCGGCGGCTGTCCAGGCTGAGATTATCAAGCAGAAACG